AACTGCTTTCAAGCATGAAGCTAGAAGCTGATGACTTTGGTGGTTCTTCAGGCTCGTCTATTGGTATTCGCGCACGTGCCGGTAATGACGGTGCAGTTTTGGGTAGCGGTAACGCATATCCTCTGCAGGTTATTGCACGTATGGCTCGTAAGCTTGACCAACAGAATGTTGACTCACAAGGCCGTTGGCTTGTAATCAACCCAATCATTAAAGAAATTTTGATGGACGAAGATTCACGTCTGTTCAACAATGACTTTGGTGGTTCAGGTCTGATGAATGGTCTGGTTTTGAACAACCTGCACGGTTTCCGTGTTTACGTTTCTAACAACCTTCCTGAGATTGGTACTGGTTCTTCCACAACTGGTGGAACTAATGCATCAAACTACGGCTTGATTGTTGGTGGTCATGATTCTGCTGTTGCAACTGCAGAGCAGATTAACAAGACCGAAACTTACCGCGACCCTGACAGCTTTGCTGACATTGTACGTGGTATGCATCTGTATGGCCGCAAGATTCTTCGTCCTGAAGGAATTGTAAACGCCAAAATTAACCTCGTGTAAGAAAGGGAGATAAGTTATGGCTCTTGGTGATAACACTCTAGCGACTGCACGTGGTAATTCACAGCGTGGTCGTAATCCGTACATGGTTCAGACAACTCTGAACTTTGCAACAGCCCTTTCAGATAAGGGTTCTGCTCTTGCTGCTGCTGACGTAATTCCTGTCATTGCAGTTCCTGCTGGAACCATGATTCTGAATGCTGGTGCGCAAGTTGTTACTGCAACTGACGCAACTGCAACAACTGTTGACATTGGTACTGGCGTTGATGCTGACGTATTTGTAGATGGCTTTAATGCAAAGTCTGCTGCTGATACATATGCAGATAACGCTGCTGCATTCCAGCCGCTAATTGCGACTGCTGCAGACAACATTGATGTAACGGTTGCTACTCTGACAGGTACACTTGCCGCTGGTAAGTTGCGTGTTTGGGCAATCCTCATGGATGTAACTGATGCTGGTGAAATGGCTGCTGATGAAGTAGACCGTGACACTCTAGCTTAATGTAGCGTGAGGGGGCAGGATGACTTGCCCCTTCACTTCTTTCTTTTAAGGATTTAATATGGCATACGATTATGTTGGATTAACAAACGAAGTTATTGCACGTATGAATGAAGTGCCTTTGACCAATGCTAATTTTGCTACGGCAAGGGGATTTCAAATTCAATGTCAAAACGCTGTTAATGATGCCATTAACTATATTAATTCTCGCGAGTATGGATGGCCTTTTAGCCACAGCACACATACCGAAGTATTAGTAGCAAATCAAACTCGCTATACTATTCCAGCCGCAACGCAGCACGTAGACTACGAAACATTTCGTATAAGTAGGGACAGTGCGCTTGGGGTATCAGGTGTTTCTTTGCGCCTTCTCGACTATAAAGAATATGTAGATAAGCAGATTGACCAAGAAACTACGTCTGGTGTAGGCGGTGTGCCTATCTATGTTTTCCGCACACCTGACAACAATTATGGTTTATATCCATACCCTGATAATACATATGAATTAAAGTACGAATACTTTGCACGTCCTACTGCGTTAGTAAATGCAACCGATGTGCCTACCATACCAGAACAGTTTAGGTATGTTATTGTTGATGGCGCAACTGCATTTTCTTACCAATACCGTGGTGAAGCCCAGCAATATGGAATTAACTTTGCACGTTTTGAAGATGGTATTAAATACATGCAGTCTATACTACTAAATAGAACAGATTATGTGAGGTCAGTTTATATACCACACTCACAAAGGTACGGTATTAACGTAGCTGGATTTTAAGGGAGTTTAAAATGGCAGATGAAACTGGCATATCTCCCTACTACTTTCCGTTAGAAGGTGGTTTGGTTCTTGACCAGCCTACATTTAACATGGCTCCGGGTATGGCACTTGAGTTGCTTAACTTTGAGCCTGATATTAAAGGTGGTTATAGAAGAGTCGATGGGTATTTAAAATGGAATCCTGATGTTGTTCCATACACTGCAAGTGACACTGAGCCTGTGCTTATGTCTGCTTACTTCAGTGGAACAAACAGTGTAATCGCCGCAAGAGGAACTAGCGTTTATCGTGGTGGCACAACAGGTGCTTGGACAGCAATTGATACAGGTAGAACTGGTGCAGGTAAGTACACACATTACAGATATAACCTAAACGGAACAGAACATATTATTTGGGCAGACGGTGCAAACCATGCTTCTAAATATGATGGCACTACTGTAACTGACTTAAATGCTACTGGCGCACCTGCAAACCCTAAATATGTAATAGGATACAAAAATACATTTTTCTTTGCGGGTCATTCTGCTAATAAAGAAGAAGTTATTTTTACAGCACCATACACAGATAATGATTTTAGCGTAGCTAATGGTGCAGGCTCTATAAGAGTAGACAGTGAGATTACAGGACTATTTCCGTTTCGTAACGAACTATTTATTTTTTGTGAAGAAAGAATTTTTCGATTAGTAGGAAACAGTAGCGCAGACTTTAACTTACAACCAGTTACAAGAGATGTAGGCTGCTTAAACGGATTCACTATTCAAGAACTTGCTGGTGAAATTATATTTCTAGGCAAAGACGGTTTACGTACTGTAGCTGCGACTGAACGGATTAATGACGTTAATCTTGGTACAATTACAAAACCAATCCAAGAAAGGTTTAGCAATCTTCCAGATATAAGTCAATTTAGTAGTGTGGTCGTACCAAGTAAGACACAATATAGATTGTTTATGACAAACACCAGTCTTTTTAATACGTCTAAAACACGCGGTATATTAGTCGTATTAAAAGAAAAAGGCTTTGAGTTTTCTGAAATTGAGGGTATTCAACCATCTTGTACTGATTTTATAACTATTCAAGGTGAGTCATATGTTCTTCATGGTGGATATGATGGATATGTATATCGTCAAGAGCAAGGAAATACATTTGACGGCGTAGCAATTAAAGGAAGATATCGTTCACCTGATATGACTATGGGCGATGCCGGTATCCGTAAAAACTTTCAAAGAGTTATTATTAACTACTCACCAACAGGTATAGTAAACTCTGATTTATTTTTAAGATATGACTATGAAGATCCTAATGCACCTAGACCAGCAGCTTATCCCTTTGACTCCACAAAAGTTGTAGCTATCTACGGGACTTCATTATATGGAACTGCTACGTATGGTGGTCAAACAAACCCATTAGTAAGACAGCCAGTAGAAGGATCAGGTTTTGCTGTAGCACTTCGTGTGGTTGATAACGGAGAATCCTCACCATACTCACTAAAGGGTTTCCAGCTAGAATTTGATGTAGGAGCAAGAAGGTAAATGGCAGGTTATACAAGACAGTCTACATATACAGACGGTGATATTATTCAGGCAGCAGACTCTAATGACGAGTTTGACCAGTTACTTGCTGCTTTCCATAATGCCACAGGACACAAGCACAATGGCACTGCAGGTGAAGGTCCAGTAATTGGACTCATTGGTGATCCAGGTGTTGTTACTCCACTAAACAAAGTTGTAGTCAATGATACTAATAATAGAGTTGGTGTCTTTGTAGATGTATCTAGTTCATCAGTAGAGCAGTTTAGATTTCAAGATGGTGTTATTGTTCCTGTAACTAACAACGACATTGACCTTGGCACTACATCACTTCGTTTCAAAGATGGTTACTTTGCAGGTAATCTTGATGTAGCTGGTAACATTACTCTTGGTGGTAATATTACATTAGGTGATGCAGATACAGATGGCATTACGCTGAACTCTGAGATTGCTTCTCATGTAATTCCTGATGCAGATGATACTTACGACTTAGGTGAAGTAGGTAAAGAGTGGCGTAACCTTTATATTGATGGTACTGCTAATATTGACTCTCTGGTAGCTGATACTGCAGACATCAACGGTGGTACTATTGATGGTGCTACTATTGCTACCTCAGATATTACAGTAGGTTCAGGCAAGACACTTGATGTATCTGCTGGCACACTTACACTAGCTAATGATCAGATCTCTGGTGATAAAGTTGAGGGTGGTACAATTGCTTCTATCACACTTACTTCAGCAGATATTAATGGTGGTACAATAGACGGTGTAACTATTGGTGGTGCATCTGCAGGTGACATTACCTTTGCTAATTTATCAGATGGTACAATCACTGTAACAGCATTTGTTGATGAAGATAATATGTCTTCTAACTCTGCTACACTTATTCCCACACAGCAATCAGTTAAAGCTTACGTAGATGCACAAGTAACTGCTCAAGACCTTGACTTCCAAGGTGATAGTGGTGGTGCATTAAGTATTGATTTAGATAGTGAAACCTTGACAATTGCAGGTGGAACTGGTATAACTACCACTGGTTCTGGTAATACAGTAACAGCGGCTATTGACTCTACTGTAGCTACACTTACTGGCACTCAGACTATTACAAACAAAACTATTAATGTAGATAATAATACTGTATCTAATATTGAAGTAGATAACTTTAAAGCTTCTGCTATTGTAACTGAGTCAGAAGGTATTGCCTCTAGTGATAATGACACTTCATTACCTACCAGTGCTGCAGTAAAAGATTATGTAGATACAGCAATTACTGCAGAAGACCTTGACATTACTACAGACTCTGGTACAATTGCTATTGATTTAGATAGTGAGACACTTACTGTAGCTGGTGGTACAGGTCTTAATTCAAGTGCTACAAGTAATACAGTAACTCTAGCAATTGACAATACAGTAACTACACTTACTGGAACACAGACACTAACTAATAAAACACTAACTTCACCAACAATTAATAGTGCTACAATTACAGGTACAGCTACTGCACCTACACAAGCTTCTGGCACTAACAATACTACAATTGCTACTACAGCCTTTGCAACTACTGTAGCTGTAGATGAGGCAACAGCACTAGCGATTGCTTTAGGATAAGATAGGAAAAAAAATGGCAAATACATTTAAGGTCATAACTAAAGCAGGGGTTACATCAGAAGATGTTAT